TTATAAAATCACACTGAGTGTCGGACCTATTATTTCTCATTCTTACTCATTCTTACTTTTTACAAGTCGATATTTTTTATTTTTGATAGTCCTAAAACACATCAGAGTGAAGAGGGGTTCCTAAAACTGTGTGTGTGTGGAGTGTGTCCGGATAAACTACTGTGCTATAATTGTTGGTTTATGAGTCTGGCAGAAGATCATTGTGGACAATGTGGTCGCGATCCGTGCGAGTGCTTTCAGGAGGGGTCGGAGGAGGGGCCCGATGATAACGATCTGGAACGCGGAGGCGAGGAACTTGGCCATTTCATCGCTACGGTGGAGAAGAAAACGCCAGATAGGCGAAGACTCCAGAAGAGATTGTTCATCGACCTGGCGGACGATGAAGACCACCCCCGTGTGTATACCCAAGCTGCTGGGAAGCGCCCAGCGCACCTGAGTCATCAGGTGGAAGAGGAAGAGGAGGATTCGGATGCCCCGGGGGCACCAAACCTCGCGGAATACTTCGCACAGTTCGAGCTGGCACCCCAATCGGTGATTGCCATGTGTAGGACGTACGCCAATTGCTTGGCGGCTACGCTGCGCGCGGCAAAATCGCTTAGAAAGGATTAAATTTCATTTGTGAAACGCAGTCTCCAGTTAACGTCGAGGTTGGCCGCGCCAGCGTAAGGAGCAACATTAGGTTCCGAACCGAGCGTATAAAGGTAGAGAGCGCCTTCGCGAATATTTGCAAGCGACCCATTAGTGGCACTCCCATATTGAGTGTAAAGCCCTTGGAGCTCGATAAACTCATCCAAGGGAATGGGTATTTGCATCGTGAATGACACTCCATACATACGTCTCATAACTATCCGAAACCTTGCACTGTTAACAGCATTGTTCTGCTGTAATGGAGCGCCATACTCGATTATATCTGAGACGGGGGGTACCGTTCCCGTAGGGGAGCGATCGAAGACGACAAGGAGGACGACAGCCAGAGGATACGTGGGAGCAGCAGTACCCCAGGCAATAACACCACGCAGGGAAAGTGAAACCAGACGGACGCGTTTTCCAACGCGTTCCTCTTCGCTGGTGCCCTGCGCGATGTCTCCGAGGACAGTTGCACATACGGCTGCGTCCGAGACGAAATACAAGTAGGTATTTCCGTCACTGTAATGAGAATTCAAGCGGCGTGTTTCGCGCATGGCGCGAACCAGCGCTTTGTCAGAGTGATATGACGGACGAGTTCCAGGAGGTGCGTCCATACCCTCTGTGGAGATTTCATTCCAAATCAATAAAACGTGTTCGGCATCCCATTGTGCACACGGGAGCCGTGGTGCCGGGGCCGTTACCACCACACGTAATGAAATACAAGGCACCCTTCTTGATGTCTCCAATGGCGCCAGAAGCCAAATTACCGAATTGAACTTCCATATTCCTCATATCAACGAAGTGATCAAACGAATGAACCTCCATCCCGGTGCTAGGAGCGGTGGTATTTCCACAGAATACAAAGTCCCAGCGACGCACGATCTTGAAACGGTCGGAGTTCGTATCGTTGTTGAAGGAAGCTGAAGTCACCGTATTCAGAACATCGGTAATGTTGGGCAAACCACCCGTGGGGTCTCGATCATAGACGAGAAGGCAGGCGCCATCAGCCACTACCGTGGCCGTGTTCGACGTGCAAATGCCACGGAATTGACAGCTTTTGTACAGGGCTTTCTTTCCAACGCGTTGACTCTGCGAGGCCCCCTGTGCAATCGTGGCAACCAATGTTATGGAGCCAGTAGTATCCATGGCATACGTGGCTTGCGCAAGATCAACGAAATGCGCATTACGCTTCTTCTCGTTGATCACGGCCTTGTCTACGCGGGCTTGAAAGCTAGGGGTAACATGTGTGTTGACAGGCGCCCCTCCGGTGCGCGTAACCTTGTATAGCGCCTGCGACGCGCGGAATTGGCCCGCCTGTCGCTGAAGCTTCTTCTTTCCCGAACCTCCGGACGAACTTTGGCGTTCTCGTTTACTCATGGGAAAGGGAAACCCTCTATTGCGGAAGACCAAATTCCGCAAAAACCGGATTGATCACACGGTGAACCTCTCCGGTTCTAATTATACGTCCGAATTCGCGCAACCTGCGATTAAGAGGATTGCTGGCCCAATCTACCTGATGAGTTCGCTCTGCACTATACCAATCCTCAGGCTCCTGGTTGGATGTCATTACAATTCGACGCGAATTGAATTCCATGTGTACGCCTTTGTCTTCCACCTGATATGGGTAGCGATCGAGCAGCTGAAGCAGCTCGGTAAAAGGAAATCTATGACCATACATCTCATCGATCACAACAGTCTCCTCTCCGTTGTACTTGGGCCACCACTTGCCCCCTGGTTTCCAGTAGGCATCAGGATACGCTTCACGTACCGCTCGCGTCTTGCCGGTCCCTGGGGGACCGATATACAAAACAATCTCCATTGGCCAATCGCGGGGCTGCGCCTTTAAGTGGCGATAGGTAGTGATAGAACGATGATATCGGACCATTGTAGGAAAGTGCTCCTCCCACAGAGTAAGGGGGGATGCACCCGCATCCGCCGCCTCCTTGATGGCAAGGAGATCTGTGCGGGAGCCCTGTGATCCAGACAATTCGCCGAATTCATAAGGACCGCCAATGCGGCCTTCTTTTTTGCAATAAGCCTGACTTGCCTTCTTATCTCGGCATACTTCGAGGTGTGGGTTTGTGTCGAATAACGCTTGGACAGTAGACATGCGAACCTTGGATTCAAACTCAAGCATCCCTTGAAGATGGATGGTACCGTTTTCACCAATCTCCTCTTGATACAAAAGATAAGTCACTCCCTTATCGTGAAATAGGGCCCAATCAAGTAGGCCCGAGTAGTTGTTATCCGTGAAGATCCATGTACGGGACCTCGTCTGAGCGCCCCTCTGCATCACGAGCGATTTTCTTGGGTGGTCCGAAGTGGGGTGGTCAAAAGTGACCGGTAATACTGACGGTCACTTTTGAAATTTCGGCAGCCGAGGGCCGCCGTCCCGGGGGCTCCGCTCTGCTCCGCGCCCCGGGATCTTCGGAGTTCTTCATCGGACTAACCCCTCCCCCCAACCCTAACCCTACCCTAATCCGTTTGCGGGGGGCGCTTCGCGGCCCCCCTTCTGCTAGAAATCGCATTGAGTGTCATTTATAAAATCACACTGAGTGTCGGACCTATTATTTCTCATTCTTACTCATTCTTACTTTTTACAAGTCGATATTTTTTATTTTTGATAGTCCTAAAACACATCAGAGTGAAGAGGGGTTCC